TTGATGGCAAAGTCAGAGTATAAGATTGTGCAGCAGTATCATTAGGTGATTTAATTTTTACTTTATTTTGTTTTTGTGAATCATTAAGTTTTAAAATTCCATCATCTTCTACATTCGTTACTTCAAGAATACCTGTCCCATTTGGCGTAATCGTTAAATCTCCATCAGTTGTGACTGCTTCAATTCCATTAACATTTATTTTTGACATACATAACAGAGAGTATCTTTTTATTTTAAATCACATCAATATTTATATTGAAACCTAATTAACTTTCAATGTACTTAAAAAGAGAAATCTCAGTGCCAGCTTGGAAATATGTGCCATCAGACCCACTGCTATTAGCACTAGAATTAAATACAAATCGTATTCCATGCAAGATTCGAGCCTCGCCTTGACCACTGTCAAAAGAGGCATTTACTATGTTTCCATTATGCTGTGCACCTGGATACATACCTATAGATATCAACCAAGGTTTACCAGCACGAGCACCATAACCACTACCACGCCCTGTATGTAAATCTGCAATAAAACCGTGATGAGTATGAGTACTGTATCTATGTGCTGCCATATTAATATTGGTTTCTGAAGTACTATTCATATAATGAGCCCAAGGATCATAGTAATTAGATGGTCTTTGATTTTGAAAAGTAGTATTTTTTAAAAATGAACCATAATATGGATTACTCGTATTATCTAACCACTGCATATGTAAGATGTTACTACCACTAGCTTTCACACGTTTACCTACAATCTTATACATTGAATTAGAATCTAGTGATGTAAAATCTATCTGAGTAATAGTATTACTAGAGCTGACAGTTTGTTTTTGAATAAATTTTAATCCGGCTCCTGAAGAAGCTGGGAGCGAAAATCTATCGCTTGACAAAGTACCTGATGTTAGATTACTTGCATTTAAGTTTGAGAGATCTGCTGCTGCAACAGTTGCATATTCTAATTGCCCTACAGCTGTGGCTCCTGTGCCAGTTACACTTTTCACCTTTAAATATTTACCAGCTTCAATTTGATTATCAGGCAAAATCATCGTGTAGTTTTGACCAGCACTATTTGCTGGACTTTTTAATTTAACACCGTGACTTTGTGTGCTGCAGTTAAGCTGTAAAACCCCATCATTTCCTCCCCCTCCTCTAACTTCTAATCCTCCATCAGACCCTTTTACCTCTACTTTTACATTTGTATTGGTAGAAGTAGATTCGATTTCATTTGTATTTAGATTTGTCATAACTTTTAAACGAAAGCCATGGTAGAGCCAGAAGTAATAGTAAGTACAGCACCAGAAGCAATAGTCAACGGTCCAGCAGAAATATAATTTTTACCTGTTGTAGTTGCAAAGCTAGCATCTAATTGATTTTCAGCTTCAACAAATAATTGTTCAGTACCTGGTCCAACCGTACCACCTGATGATGGTAAATTCGTTAAGGCCGATCCATCTCCTGAAAAAGCATTTGCAGTAACAGTGCCTGTTACATTCATTGCATTACCATTAATTCCATTGCTATCAAAACTTCCAACTTCAGTACCGTCTGAAACAAATCCAACAGTACCTGATGCCTTTCTATATAGTCCTGAATCTACATCTGCAGAAAAGGTTATAGAGGGAAGATTACTCGAACCTGCAGGAAATGTTCCTCCAGCATTTATATAATCAGCTGTTGCATATATTATTCCAAAAAATGCTTGTCCATTTGCTGGAGCTGAACTAAAAACTATATTATTTCCTACAATATTAAATCCTGCAGTTCCAGAGGGATCAGGTTCCTGAATAACACCATTTACAGATATTAAAACTTGTTGTGGTGATTTTGGAAAAGGTGCAGGAGAAACTCCTGAAACTTGTAAAGGAAAACTCGTAGTGCTTCCGTTAAAACTACTGCTTACATCATCAATTAATCTGTAATCATCAGCAGAACGAATATTATTTCCAATATATGGCATAGCAAATTAATCCAGAATTCTTCTTAATTTCTTTAATCATTTTAAGCTTAGTAAATATGGGGACTTTCTAACTATTAGGTCCTAAAGTAGAGGGTTGAGCAGGCCAAACTACATCATTAATTACGGTATATGTTTGAGGTATATCTCTAAGATTTTGTCGGTAGGCAGTCCACTGAGCTTGATCAACAGAACAACCTGGAGTGACAGTCCAGTCTGTAGATTTTAAAATATAATCTCGTTTTTTTCTAATATTTTCCCAAGTAGAATCATCTAGTTCTAAAACTTTTTCACCATAAACTATAATTTCAATAGCCTCAACTTTTGCTTTAAGACTTTCAAAATTAGTTGATAAATTTACAAGATCATTATTAACTGATAATCCCATTTTAGGTCTGTTCTAAATAACTTATAGCTACATCAAGAGTGCTTGCAGTATCGGTTCTTACTCTTAAAATATCATTAGATTCCATAATAACTTTCGATCCACTAATTAATTCAAGAGAAGATCCAGCTGGAACTGGGGCATTTCTTAAAAGAAATACATCATCTCCTGTATTAGTAACTAAAAAAACATCTACATCAGCACTAGATGCTGTTTTATTGGAAACTAATATACTCAAAAGAACTAATGTTGCAGAGCTACCGGCTGTTAAAACATTTGCATTAGTGCTGCTATGTGCATCAGTTACACAACTTGATTTCGTATCAACTTTGAAGGTGTTTGCCATATTATCCTAAAGCAATAATTAGTGCTAAGTTTTCCTCAGAGTTTACATTACCAGTAATTGATAATTGTCCATTAATTTGGACATTACCTGTAAAGGTCGCAGCTCCATTAGAATCTATTGTAAGACGACTAGACCCACCAGTAACTAAAGCTAACTCGTCAGAAGCCGGACTTATAATCCCTGTATCAAAATCTCCAGCAAATTTTAAAGCACAATTAGTAGAAGAACCTCTTTCTAATTGAGAATTAGAAGCATCTTGTCTTAATAAAGGGAATCCACCTACTGTTACTGCGTCATGTACTACAACAGTTTTTATAGAAGTATCTACAGTTACTTCTCCATCAGCACCTCTAAAATTGTTGTGCTCAGCTGTTGTTCCTCTTCTAAATTGAACTTGAGTTGCCATAATACTATCCTAACGCTACTGCTATTGCGGTAGCAAAACTCTCCGTACTTATTGTCCCATCACTGTCAGGGACAGTCATGGTTCTTGTTGTACTACCTGTAATCCCAGAACATTCAAAAGCTAATTTTTTGCTTGAATCACCATTGTCAGTAACTCTGAAAACATCATCTGCAAACTCAGTTGATCCACCCCCAACTAAAGCAATTGTTCCATCCTGATCAGGTATTGTTAATGTCCTTGTTGTACTTCCTGTAATTCCAGAACAATCAAGTGCAACTATTTTTGTATTGTCGCTGTTATTTCTAACTCTAAATCCACTATCATTTGTTACTACAGCAGTTGAAGTAATGGAAGCTAATCCAGTAAATGTAGTTTGACTAGATCCTAATGCAACAGAAGAACTTCCTATAGTTATTGTGCTATTTGCAAGATTACTATTAGCAATTGAAGAGGCAGTTGTTAACACAGTACCTGTTTCGGCTGGTAATGTTATTATCACATCAGATGTGGAAGCAGGTCCTAATAATGTTGCTGAATTAGTTCCATTATCTGTATCTTCTTTAAAAATTATGCTACCAGCAGAAGTAGAAGACCCAGTTAAAGTTGGAGCAGTAAGACTTTTATTTGTTAAAGTTTCAGAACCAGCTAATGTAGCAAACGAATTATCAGTTAATGCAGTATTGAACTCTGCAGTTGTACCAGATATTGTATTAGAACCAAGAGCTAATGTTTTATTTGTTAATGTGACAGAATTTGATAAAGTAACTGGATAAACAATATCGCTAGTTAATGCAACAGTTCCAGTCGTGTTAGGTAAAGTTATGGTTTTATCTCCACCTGATGCATCAGCTGCTGTTAATATTATTTCGTCAGTATCAGCACTTGACCCTTCAAAAGTTATATTTCCACCAGCTATAGAAATAGCATTTGCAGCGTCTGCTACTCCAGAAATTAGAGTTGTTGCAGTCAAAGTTGTAGAAGTAAGAGCAGATAAACCTGCAATCGTTGTTGCATTAGCTCCTAAATTAATAGAAGTGTTTCCTACTGTTAAAGATGAATTTGCTAGTTGAGCATTAGGTATTGCACTTGTCCCTAGTTCTCCAGTACCAAAGTTATAAGTAAGTCCCGATCCAGATGCCACACTAATATGTGCTCTTACTTCAGATGCAGAAGGTCCTGTATATGTAATTACTCCTGTCGAATTGTCATATGAAAGACTACCATCTCCCCCAGAATCAGTTACAGAGACAGCAGCTCTTGATCTTGTATCAGTGTAATAAAGATTAGTATTTTCAGTTAAATCTGCAGTTGTATTACCAGCAAAATCTAATTTATCAGAAGATGAATCTAACTCCTCAAAAAGCCCTGAAACAAGCACTAATGATTTTCTAGTTGCCATCTTATATCTAGATTAGATTCTCGTTCAAAAGAACTTATTTATATTTATTTTAATCCCACTAAATTGTTAACTTAACTCAACAGGTGGTTCTGTCTTTACTATTAATGAAGCAGTAGTAGCAGCTTGTCCTACTCTTGTAACATAATGTCCTGAGTTTACTGGAGGATTTTTTGTTATTGATCCTGCAGAATTAGCTGATAAAAAATATTTTTTACCAGCTTCTAACGGTGTTACTGGAGTAACACCTTCTACAATACAGCGGACTAAATTACCTGCAGACGTAGTTGTTTCTACAAAACCAACTACTCTTGCCTTATCTTGGGTATCATTTGCTATTGCTTTTCCTAATTTTCCATCACTAGCTCTTGAGAAAACAGCATCACCTTGAACTACATTTTCAAAAGCCTCTGCTTCAAATCCATTTACTTTATTAGTTATTTGTCCTGGATAATTCGTTTTTAAATCTATTAATGACTCAGTAAAACCTTGAGCATTAGGGGGATAAGGTTGATAAGACATTAGCTTAATTTCACTGGAGGTTCAATTTGAATAGACAATTGAGTCGTACTTGCAGCTT